TACCAACTCGTCAGCTAACAGAGGTCATCAACGGCATCTCAAACGCAGATCGTCCATTTATTGATTCAATCTCTCGCGGAGCATTGCCAGATGCAGGAATGACATTTGAAATTCCTAAGATTACAGTTGCTCCAACAGTTGCAGTCGCAGCAGAGTTTGGAACACCATCAGAGACAGACCAGAACGCAGCATTTGTATCTGTAAGCGTTCAGAAGTTTATTGGACAGCAAACATTCTCTTTAGAACTTCTAGATCGTTCATCACCAGCATTCTTTGCTGAACTCGTTCGTCAAATGGAGTTTGCTTATGCAAAAGCCACAGATGCAGCAGTTGGTACAGCACTAATCACAGGTGGAACAGATGGCGGAAACCGCGCAGCATTTACAACAGGCGCTCTAGTAGCTGATTTCGTTTCAGATGCAGCAGTTTCAATTTACAAGGGAACACTTGGATTTGCTCAGAACATCGTAGTCTCACCAGAACAATGGGGAGCATTGATGGGCTTGGTCGATGGTTCAAACCGTCCAATTTTCCAACAGACAATTAACCCTCAGAACGCTGGCGGAGATTTGACTGCAACTGCAATTCGCGGAAACCTTCTTGGTCTAAACCTTCGCGTATCACGCGCATTGACAGACACAGCAGGACTTGGAGATAACACAGCAATCGTTGTTAATCCAGATGCTTACACATGGTATGAAAGCCCTCGCTTGTCGCTGCAGACGAATTTAATTTCGACTGGAGCCGTGCAGGTGGGCTACTACGGTTATGGCGCAGTTGCTACAAAGCTTGGCGCTGGCGCTCACCGTTACATGGTTGCCTAAACCAGCAAACTAATCATGGGGGGGCGGTTGCTCCCGATCGCTCCCCCAGTCGTTTAATAGAGAGGATGTAGAGATGGCAACAATCGTAACCGTAGCTGAACTAAGGTCTATTCTTGGCGTCTCTACAGCCCTTTATAATGACGCATATCTAACAGATGTGATAGATACGGCTGAGTCTGTAATCTTGCCAATGCTTGTTAAATACTCAAGTCCTATCGACACAGTTACATTGCAAGATAACATTGCAACATATGGAGTTCTAGGAGATAACAATTTCAGCGAAGGTCAGAGCGTAGTCGTAACAGGCGTAGGCTCCCCATTCAACGGAACATTTACAATTATTGAGTCAAGTAACATTGATGTCGAGTCATTTATCGTTCGATCAAGCTCACGCATTTATTTAGATGGCGCTTACAGAGAATTTAACGGTTACTTTACTGTCGCAATTACAAATGCAGACATTACCGAAAGAAAAGTAATCCCATCTGGTCTAGCAACTCTTTCAGGCGCTTCAACTTATGTTGGAAACGCAGCCGTAGAGTCAGCAGTCTTAGCAGTATCAGTAGAAGTATTCCAAAGCCGTATCGCTCCTGGTGGACAGATCGAAGGCATAGATTTTACAAGTGTTAGCCCATATCGTTTAGGTCGGAGTTTATTCAATCGAGTATCTGGTCTCTTGGGCGCATACATCGATACTGATTCAATGGTGCAGTAATGCCAGCCTCAACTATTCTTGACACAGTACGCCAGCCATTAGCGACAGCATTATCTGGAGTTGCAGGCAATGTCTACGCCTATGTTCCAGAGGCTCCGATGGTTCCTTTTGTGGTGTTTGTTCCGGATTCACCATATCTCGAATTGGAAACAATCGGGAAGACAACTCTACACATAAAAATAAATCTAACAATATCTGTAGCGGTTGCCTATAACAGCAATCCTGCATCGCTTGATAATCTCGAGCAACTCATAATAAGTGTTCTGAAAGTTATCCCAGTAGGGTACACAATCGGAGCTATAGAAAGACCAACGGTTACTCAGGTCGGGCCATCTAATGTTTTAGTGGCTGATATCAGAGTTTCCACCTACTACACACAAACAACCTAAGGAATATAAATGGCAACCACAGTAATTACAGGTCGCGATATTTCTCTATCTTTCACAGGTGGAACAGATATCGAAGCCCAAGCAACAAGCGCAGTTCTAACAAAGACAAATGTTCGTGAGACATATCAGACACTTGACGGCGAAGCCTACAAGACAGTAAATATTGAGGGTACTTTTGAACTCTCAATGCTTGCTGACTGGGGCAAGGCTAACTCAGTATGCGAAGCCCTATGGACAGCAGCAGAAACTGCACCTGACGCCACTATTACAATGACAATGACAGCAGCTACAGGTGCTGTGTTTGCGTTTGATGTATTTCCAGAATTTCCTACAGCAGGAGGCGCTGGAACAGATGCTCAGACTGTAGACTTTACATTCAAAGTCCAAAAGGGCGCAGTAACAGAAACATTTAGTTAAAAACTAGAAACGGGAGCAAACAATGCAACAACAAATAACAATTAAATATAATGATGGATCTGAGGATACTTACTTAGTCAGACCACCAGATTACGCCAAGTGGGAGATGACAACTAAGAAGGTCATCTCTAACTTTGGTGGTATGTGGGATATCTTATTTGTAGCACATTCAGCAATGAAGCGTGATGCAGGCGGAAAGCCTACAAAGCCATTAGAGATTTGGATGGAGTCGGTGGCAGATGTCGAGGTGGGAAGCGATGACCCAAAAGTCATCCAAGAGGAAGCGTAAGCCGACTCTTAGTTGAACTGTCAATAGCAACTCAGATTCCTATGTCAGAGTGGCAAACGGCAGAAGATATTTTAACTGCATTAGATATATTGGAAGAGAGGCATCGTGGCAAGTGACATTATTGACGATCGCGTTTTTGCCTACGATAAAAAAGAATTATCTAAAATCATCAGAGCTTTTAAGGGTATGGATGAAGCGGCACAAGAAGAGGCTAAGCGTGAAGTTAACGCTCTGGCTAAAGAGCTAACAAACAAACTTCAATCTGCTGCTCGTTCTGCTCCAAATCCAAATGTAGCTTCTAGAGTTGCAGACGGAATTAAAGTAAGTGCAACCTCAAAAATTGGTGAAATAAGAATTGGTTTTGCTCAACAAAAGTTTAGCGGTGGAGCAACTACTCAATTTAATTTAGGTGGAACTGGCAAGGGATCTGGCGGTAATGGACTTCTTGCCGGTGCTGAATTTGGTTCTAAAAAACATCCTCAGTTTGCTCCAAGATCAGCTCGATTTGGTCAAAGAGGTAACGCTGGATATTTCATTTATCCTACTTTAAGAGCTAACCAAGCAGAGATTATTGCGAAGTGGGAAGATGCGTTTTCTAAAATTGTCAAGGAATGGGATAAGTAATGGCTGGTTCTAGAACCCTTAAACTTTCTATCCTTGCGGATATTGACAACCTTACTAAAAATCTAAATAAAGGTGAACAAGATGTTCAGACCTTTGGTGATAAAATTGGCAAGTTTGGAAAGATCGCTGGCGCTGCATTCTTAGCTGCTGGCGTTGCTGCTGCCGCTTATGCTGGCAAGTTAGCAATCGATGGCGTTAAGTCTGCTATTGAGGATGAAGCTGCTCAGGCTAAACTAGCGGCTACTCTTAGAAATGTTACTGGCGCTACAGATGCCCAGATTAAAGCAACAGAGGATTATGTCCTCAAGCAATCTTTGTTATTCGGAATTACGGACGACCAGCTTCGTCCATCGCTAGATCGGTTGACTAGGGCAACTGGAGATGTCACTAAGGCTCAGAAGTTACAAGCCATTGCAATAGATATCGCGGCTGGTACAGGAAAGAGCTTACAGGCAGTCACAGAAAGCCTCTCAAAGGCCCAGGAAGGCAATCTAGCAGGTCTTTCAAGGCTCGGGGTAGGTCTTAGCAAGGCAGAACTTAAAACTCTTGATTTTGAGCAGATAACAGCCAAGTTAGCCAGCACCTTTGAAGGACAAGCAACTATCCAGGCAGATACTTTTCAAGGAAAGATGGCTCGTCTATCTATAGCCTTTGATGAAGCCAAAGAAACAGTCGGAGCCTTTATTCTTGATGCCATAACTCCTATGGTTGAAAACATTGTTAAGTATGTAGTTCCAGCGATTACATCCTTTGTTGAAGGATTTGAAGGCGGTTCTGGATTAAAGAACGCATTTACTGAAATCATTAGAGTTGCTAAAACTATCTTGATTCCAATCTTTGATGGACTTAGATCAATCTTTGATAAAGTTAAAGCTGCAGTCATGGAAAATGAAGAAGCATTTAGAGGGCTTTGGTCATTTACTAAGAATGTTTTAGCACCATTTTTAGGCGGTGCTTTTAAGATAGCGCTTGAAGTAATTGGAACCGTTATTGGTGGAGTAGTTGATGCAGTTGGAAAACTAATTAGAGGCTTTCAACTTCTATTTGAGGCTGGCAATAAAGTAAAAGATTTCTTGGGATTCGGCGGCGGAGCATCAAATATAAGCATGACAACACCTACTCCGGGAGTACAGAATGCGCCATTCATGTCAGTTCCTGGTGGTGGATACTCAGGTCAAGCAGTCAATTATAATAACAACATTACAGTAAATGGAGCCATCGATTCAGAATCTACAGCTCGACAGATCATCGATGTACTTAACCAGTCTACTTATCGCGGAACTCTTGGTGCTGGTGCGTTTGCATGACACAATGGACTCCCGACTGGGCATTAGAAGTCAATGGTTCAGGAGATATAACTAATTTAGTTATCGCTGACTTAACTATTACTTCTGGGCGTTCAGATATTTATTCTCAACCTGTAGCAGGATATGCTCGATTTACAGTCAAAAATACGACTCAATCTGCAATCGTCTTTGATGTCAACGATTCAGTAACGGTCAAAGTTAAAGACTCAACTGGTACTTATATCCCAATCTTTGGTGGAGATATTTCAGACATAGATATTAAAGTTAGAACTGGCGAACCAGCCATAACTCAAGATATAACTATTACAGCTCTTGGAGCCTTATCTAAACTTCCTAAAACGCTTACAGAAGGTGTATTGGCTAAAGATTATGACGGAGATCAAATATATGAAATCCTGTCACAAGTTTTATTTAATCAATGGAATGAAGTTCCAGCAGCTCTTACATGGGCTGCATATGAACCGACAACAACTTGGGCAAATGCTGAGAATTCTGGCTTAGGTGAAATTGATCGTCCTGGGGATTATGAACTTACTGCTAGAACTGCTAGCACTACAAATGTTTATAGTCTAGTTGCCAACTTAGCCCGATCAGGCTTGGGATACATATATGAAGATGCATCGGGGCGAATCGGTTATGCAGACTCAACCCATCGCTCAGAATATCTTGCAGCCAATGGTTATGCCTATGTTGACGGCGGTTGGGCTTATGCTGCTGGTATTGCTACTTCAAAACGTTTGGGTGACATCCGAAATAGCGTAACAATTACCTATAAAAATAATGCTCAAGAAACAGCAGAAGATGCAGCCTCTATTGCTACTTATGGTGTACAAGCTGAGAACATTGTTACAAGTATTGAAAATGGCGCAGATGCTACAAGTCAGGCTGAGTTTTATTTAGACATTCGCGCTTATCCTCAATATCAGTTTAAGGCTATTACCTTTCCATTGACTAACCCTAATATCCCAGATGTTTCACGCGATCAGGCATTAAATATATTCATGGGCGTGCCTCTTGACATTGAGGACTTGCCATTAAATATAGCCGATGGTCGAT